CTTTAGAAGATGATCGTTTTGCTGAGGTGTTGGAATGCTACTTTATTGACCGTATGTCTTTAGAAGATATAGCAGATAGAAAAAGTTATTCACTAAGACATGTGGGTTATCTTTATGCAAAGGGAATAGAAAAAGTAGATTTTGAATTTTGTAAAAACGTGAGGAAAACGTGAGGAAATCTTGAGTTTTTTATCTCATGTTTTTCTCCAGAAAAATGTTGTAATATTGTATTATCGAAAAATATATGAGAGGCATCTGTCAGCGACAGGTGTCTTTTTGTTTTGATTAGAAAGTAGGTGAGATCGTGGCTAAGGGTAAATATCAAGAATGGTTAACTGATGAAGGATTGATAAAAATTGAAGGTTGGGCCCGCGACGGTCTCACTGATGAACAAATATCTGGAAATATGGGCATTGCACCTAAAACCTTGTATCGATGGAAAGAGAATTATAGTCAGATTTGTCAGGCCTTAAAAAAGGGAAAAGAAGTGGTAGACCGTCAAGTTGAAAATGCGCTTTTTAAAAGAGCGATTGGTTATGAATATACTGAGCGAACAGCGAAAGTTGTAGACAGAGACAGAGATGTAGTTGAAAGCGAACGTCGTGAATTTGAAAATCGTTATAAACTAGATCACCCAGAAGCTGTTTTGCAAGAAGTTAAAGATGCTGCGATAAAGGCGGTTCCTACACGAGAACGCATTGTATTTCTTGAGGTTGATAAACAAGTAGCGCCAGATACAGGAGCTGCTGCGTTTTGGCTTAAAAATCGCAAACCTGAAATATGGCGTGACAAAAAGGAAACGGAACTATCCGGCCTGGTTGGCGTAAGCAATCCTTATGCTAACTTAACCGAGGATGAACTTAGAAAGTTGGCATCTCGTGATGGGTAATATTGCTACGGGTGCTAAAGCTGAGTTGTCACGCCGTTTCTTTTGGGATTATTGCCAGACAACAGCAGGAAAATTTTATAAATCTAGTAGGACATTCCTATCCGATTTATGCAACGAACTACAAAGTTTTTTATCTGATGATGAGCATGACGTACTTGTAATAAACGAGCCTCCTCGTCACGGAAAGTCCAGAACTGGCGGTAAATTTGTAGAATGGGTTTTAGGGAATGATCAATCTAAAAAGATTATGACAGGTTCGTATAATGAAACGTTATCGACGACCTTTTCAAAAGGTGTTAGGAATGCCATACAAGAAATCAAAGCAGATAAAAATAAAATTGTCTTTAGCGATATTTTCCCTGGTGTATCTATTAAACAAGGGGACGGAGCAATGAATTTATGGAGTTTAACTAATGGCTATAACAACTATTTAGCTACGTCTCCTACGGGTACTGCTACCGGTTTTGGTGCAGATATTATCATCATTGATGACTTAATTAAAAATGCTGAAGAAGCAAATAATGCGATGGTGCTAGAAAAACATTGGGATTGGTTTATCAATACAATGCTATCTCGTCTTGAATCGGGTGGCAAAATTATTATTATCATGACACGATGGCACAGCGATGATTTGGCTGGACGTGCTTTACGAGAATTACCTAATTCTGGATATCGGGTGAAACACGTAAATATGCAGGCGTACGATGAAAAAACGGATAAGATGTTATGTGAAGAAATACTGTCAAAGAAAGAATATCAACGGAAAATCAAAACAATGGGAGCTGACATAGCCGCTGCTAACTATCAACAAACTCCAATTGATATTAAAGGACGACTATATAAAGAGTTCAGAACTTACGATAGTAAATCACAATACCGCAAAATCTGGCAATACTGTGATACTGCAGATACCGGTGCCGATTATCTCTGTTCTATTGCTTTCGGCGAACTGGATGATGGTAGTGGTGATGTGGATGTTTTGGACGTCATTTATACGCAAGAACCAATGGAATATACAGAAATAGCGGTAGCAAATCAAATAATTAATCAGGGCGTCAACCATAGCCGTATTGAACGGAATAATGGCGGACGCTCTTTTGCGCGCGCAGTTAAAGAGAAGATAGTTAGCAAGTGTACAGCAGCCATTGAGGATTTTTACCAATCATCAAATAAACAAGCACGGATATATTCGAATAGTGCCTGGATTGAACAGCATGTGAGAATGCCGGCAGATTGGCGAACAAGATGTCCGGAATATTATCAAGCCATGACAAGTTACCAACGTGAGGGTAAGAACAAGCATGATGATGCGCCAGATGCTACAACCGGCATTGCTGAGACGATAGCGAGTGGAGACGAATTTGAATTTATCGCTTATTAGGAGGTGGAATTTTGATTAATTCGGAAATATCGTTAAAAAAATATAAACGGTTAAGAGTTAAATATGCTACACAAATTGCAGATGGGATGTTTAATCCAAATAGCTTTATTGAGGATATGAAGCCATTTTTTGATGATCGTGAACGAAAGTATCTTGCTTACACTAGTGAGAAAAATGAAATTGATGATCGTCAAAAACCAGATACGAAAATTATAAAAGTTAATAATAAAATCCATGGCGGAATGTATAACATTGTTGTAGATCAAGCAGTGAATCACTTTGTAGGTATTCCGATTAAATGGGATTATGACGTATCTGAACAGAAACGAACTTTAGTCCAAAAGTTAAGAGATACGCTAGTTGGAAATAAAATTTCTACACCGTCTGTACCAAAAGAATTTGATACGCTAGTTAATCAAATTAGCCAAATGCGTTTTGCAATGTTAGACCCTGATACAGCAACTTTTCAGGGCGCTTGCGGTGCAGCGTTTAGGTTGTTAGAGCCGAATAAAACTAAAAACGGTTGGGAGCTTTGGGCATCTAATATAGAGCCCTGGAAAGCTGAAAAATATGAAAATGGTGCCGTCTATATTCAAGATAAATATGACAGCTATCAAAAGAAATATTATGAAGAATTGAAGTTGGTGACAGAATCAAAGATTGTTACTTATGCCCGATATATTGATGGCGTAGCGCAAGATTTTGGTAAGTTTAAATTTTTAGACGATGTCACGAATCCATTAGGAACAATTAATTTATCGGAATTTAAAAATAATACGAACCGTTATTGCGATTTTGAAGTTGCTGAAGAAATTAGCGATGCACTCGATCGTGTGCTGTCTGACCAACAGAACGAAATCGAACAATTTAAATTAGCTTACATGTTGATTACTGGTGCTGATTTAAATGAGGATAAGGCTAAACGCATGATGGAACAACTCGGTATTATCAATTTGAGAGATGCTGGCTCTAAGGCAGGGTATGTTACAAAGGATTTGCAAAAAGATTTTAATGAGTACCATTTAAATCTGTTGAAAAAGCAATTTTACACAATCTGTAAGGCAATTGACTTCAATGATGAAGTGTTTAAGTCAAATAGCTCTGGCGAAGCTCGCAAGTGGCAAATCATCAGTTTAGAAGCAAAGACGAATACCAAAGAGCAATATTTTAGAGAAGGTTTGAAAGAATGTGCTGAAACAATGGCGGCATTTATGAAATTTGCCAATAAAGTTGATATCGACCCGAATAAAATCATCTTTACATTCTCTCGGTCACTACCGACAGATTTAGGTTATCTTGCTGAGGCATTGCCTAAACTAGCACCTTATGTATCTAAACGGACTATTCAAAGCCAGATCCCCTTCGTGACTGACGTGGACTACGAAAATGAAATGATGGACGTAGAATCCAATCAAGCTTATCCAGATAGCGAATATCTAGCCAAAGTCGGTGAGGATAATGAGTAAATGGTCTAATAAGTATTGGGAAAAGCGTCGTGAATTAGAAGATTTAGCCAGGCTAAAAGCGGAAAACGATACAATCAAACTCTTACAAGATATTCTTCCGGAAGCATTAAAAAATATTCAAGCTAAATTGCTATCTCAAGCGGATTTACACGATATGACGCAAGCGGAGTTATTAGAAGAGTTCAGCAAGCGTGACCAAAAAAAATATCGAAAGTATATTGACCAGAACTATAAGGAATTGATGAATTCCGATGAGAAGTACCAAGAATTCATTGATGAATATTTCCCGCCATATGATTACGCCAAAGTAAATCGACTTCTTCAACTGCGGACGGATATTTTTAGTGAACTCGCTGCTTCTATGGTAAAAAAAGATGCAACAGGCAAGTTTAATAAACGGCTGGAAGATATCGTAAACCGAACTTACAACTCAAATGTAAATGCATTGACTTATCTACTTGGGGGTGATGTCTCACCTTTGCCAAAAGCAGAATTAGAAGCCATTATGAACTATCCTTGGAGTGGAAAGACGTTCTCTAATCGTTTGTGGGGGAATGTCTCAAAACTCGAACAGAGACTATCTACGGCTGTTTCTACTGCCATCGCAAGTGGTGGTGGTTTGATAGAAGCTCTTAAAACAATGCGAGGCAGTTCTGAAATAGCAGACATGTTTAAACTTGAAAGCACCAAGTTTAATAATGCCATTGAAAATTTAGTTCGAACTGAATATTCACATTTTGCTGTTGAGGGGATTAGAGCATCTTTTAAAGCAACTGGGGTTCCTGCTGGACAAGTTTTCACCGCAGAAGATGAGCGAGTTTGTAGTATATGTGGAAAAAAGCATAAGCAAGTTGTTGAGGAAGGAGATGAACCTCCTTACCACGGTAGGTGCCGATGTACGCTAATGCCTAAAATGCCAGAACTTGATACCGAAGCGATTGATAAAGAGTACGAAGCGCTATTTGGTGATACGTTAGACGAGTTTGCCAGTGGCAACTGGGGTGTGAAACTTAACCATCTCAAGGCAAACCAAAGTTCTAAAATAGTGTATAATGAAGTTGATGATGATTTAGAAAGTAAACTTCAAAAACAAAGCGATGAATGGATAAAAACATTATTGTCTAAAGAACGTGCCGCGGTAGCCAATTACACTGACGAGTGGTATAACGATATGAACGGGCTGTTAAATGACCCGAATTATTCAAGTGTTGATGATGATTATGTGCTATATAATGTCGCTAATTTTGAATCAGCAATTAATAAATTTAAACTTAAGGATGATCTTGTAGTTTATCGTGGCATTTCTAAAAATGAATACGAAAAGATTTTAAGTGGGAATAAGTTTAATGATTTTAAATCTACAAGTGTTGACAAAGTTATTGCTGAGAGATTTGCAGATTCAATGGATGGTATGACAATTAGAATTAATGTTTCTAAAGGAACTAATGCTGGGTACATCGGTTATAATAGTGATTCTCCTGATGAAAAGGAATTAATTATAAACCGTGGAGCTACTTATACTGTGAAAGAAACTTCAGACGGATTGGAGGTAACAATTAATGGAAGCGATAAAAAAGAACTCCCTACGTTCGAGTTTGATGATGACTACTACTGAAAAACGCAAATTGATTAAACTTCAAAAGGAAGCAAAAAGTTTTGAAGATTGGAAGAAAATAAAAAGTGATTTTTATGCTGAACATGGTTACCGAACGGCAACAATTCAAGACCGTTGGAAAGTAGATGCAAAAGTAAATAAGACTAAATAGCACTCTCTCTTAACTGAGGTTGAGTGCTATTTTTGTACCCAAAGCTTGGTTGTTTGGAATATTTTGGATTGTGGCATCTTTTTTAGCGATGATATTAATTCTGTTAGTTCCCTCCTTAGTAGCATTTAAACTACTAAATATAATTTGGGTTACTTTATTTAATTGAAGAGAGTAATAATGATATCTGAAAAATCAAATACTCATTTAAACCAATGGCTATAAGTGAAGTCGTTGGTTTTTTTGTATTGCTTATAAATAAGCTGACAGATAAGGAGGAAAAAAATGAAAGATTTTTGTGAGGCGTTATTGAGCGCCAGAGTTTCGACGGACGTAGAAGATGTCTATAAACGAGCAATTGAAACTGAAAACTATCCAAACGGACTACGTGAACACTGGAATGGCGTTTATGCATACGTGGACATCATGCAAGAATCAAACAAGGAATCAACGCTTATGATTCAATTATTGTCGCATAATCCTGCTTCATTAAAACAAGTGGTCGAGTGGTATGAGCGAGTTGGGTGTGAAATTTTAAGAGTTGATTATAAGGAGGAATAGTATTGAAACACGAAGAATTTATCAAAGCATGTAAAGACATTGTTTTGGAACGAGAGAACAAAGGATTAAATTCCAAAGAACATGTTATGACAAAAAAAGAAGACGTAT